GGGTTGGACACCGCCAGGGACGACGGGAATCACATATGTTAGGCAGAGGCAAGGTTTATGGTCGGGCTGGCGTACCACACAATTCGGGAATACTACGATGAACTATGTGTACTTTGAAATTGCAAGGATTGCACATGTTGAGGTGTACGGCACATATATTGATTCATATTACCATGTCTGTGGCGATGACTCAGAGAAAACGTGTGACACCGGAATTGAATGTCTGCGTTTGGCTGCATTATTAACTTGGCAGAACCACGAATTAAGTACAAGTAAGCAGCTGATTGACAGTGAAGTCAGTGAATTATTGAGGGTGTTCTATATGCGTGATGGGAGTGTGAGGAATAGTCTCAACCGCAGCATTTCCTCATTTGTATCATCCGACATGCAGGCCCCATCGACTAGTAGCGGGCTGGCATATACTGGTGGGACGATGGCAGCAATAGACAATCTCATCAACCGAGGAGCTGATAGGGAGAAAAGCGAAAGAATGCGGGAAGCATTAGCAGTGTATTATGGCACTGTGCCGTATCCCAGCCCTGACGGAAGAGGTAGCGTGACGGCATCATGGAATGTATTGCATTCCTCAGTGTCTTCAGGAGGTTTCGGGGTCAGGCCATATTTAGGTAACACGCGTGAATCGACCATCAGTTTGAGTTGGCCTGAATTAGCACACCCCATTACATCGATATTGCCCAATGGTGACCGATTAGCTCGCCATGCTGCAGCAAGATTAATCCCAGCAGGTATGATGGCACAAAACATGGACGATGTGAAACAAGATATACAGCGTGCCGCATGGGGAGAGGACATGGTGAGGGTAGACAAAGATTATCGCGACAGGGAACTGAAAGAACGCGTAGGTTTACACATCCTCAACATGAATCGGGTAAACCCCAAAATACGTGAAGATATCACAGGGACAGGCTTCAGGATTGCCATTGGGATACCAAGCGGTGAGGGAAAAACCACGCTATGCGCTAACACAACTGGCGTTTTTGACGACCACGATGAAGTCATTGACGCACAGGGTGCGAGGTCAGAAACTAAGGCACGCAGCAAGCGAGTTGAAGCAGGTGGTGTAGAGTGGGAATATCTTAACATGTTACATCGAAAAACCGGTCGTGCGTCCAGAAAACAAATCCTGTTAACTTGGGGTCCAGAGACTACGCCTAGTGATCGTGTGTACATCGAGAGCATGCTTCTCAAAAAAGGGACAGGAATTAGACACAATACTGACAACCGTGCAGCGCTGGAAGAGGAGCCATGGTTAGTGAAGTACTATGATGATTTCCGTAGCCGCAATGATCAAATTGCAGAATACACCAATAAAGAGTATGATGCGTGTGGCAAGGCATATGACATAGCTGATCAAATTGTGAGAGCAGTGTTGCAAGCAGAATCACCTAGATATTTTTACGACATTGATTCAGCA